ATAAAGTTGAAATAAAATCTGGTGAAAGACAATTAAGTTTAGTATATAATAAACGAGTATGGCAAGATAATTATTCATCTCCATACAATAATATAAATGAATGGTCTAAAAATAAATATTATTAATCGCACCATAATAGATTATAGCACCAATAACAAGGTTGATATTTATTTAAATATGCTAATTTACCATCTTTAGTTTTAATATTTTTTAAAAAACCCCACATAGATCGTTGTTTTGTCTTATCATGATGTGTCGTGTAATCACCATGTCCATATTGTCCAAAATTTATTCTAACTCCTTTGTAAATCACACACCACTTTTTATCCCTAATATTTGATCTACATAGTTTGATAGCACCATGCTTTAAAGCCTTTTCTCTAAGATCATCAATATTTGACGACATTTATATATATTAGGCAATATTTTTTTATTTTAATATTATATAATGGCTCTAAATAATTTACTAACACCTTTACCAAAGGAATGGTTAAACATAAATGTAAATTCAATAAACGCAGAAATATTAAATGTTCGTACATTAAGCGTTTCTGGTGATATGTCAGTAGGTCATAATTTAACAGTTGGAAATGCTGAAACAGTACCAACATTAAATTCTACATTTATTAATAATTCAAATACAATAAACACTGCCGGATTAAATTTATCTGGTGGTCCTCTAAATGCTACAGCTTCAACCATAAATGCATTTAATCTTAATCTTTTTGGTCAAGATGGAGCAGGTATACAAAGTGGAAATTTAACACAAACTTTAACAAGCTCTCCAACTGTTTATTCTGTTTATAAAACAACTTCAGCATATTTTCCATATTCTCATGGATCTGTTATTTTTAATGCAAGCGGTTTTTCAATTGGTGCAACTGGATTATATTGTATTTGCGCATCAATATATTTTTCTCCAAACGACAATGGGTCTAGAGCTGTTGCATTGAGTATAGGAGGTAGTGTAAATCCACTAATATCTATTTCAGAAGTTGCAGCCTCAACCGGTGGAAATGGTACACATGTAAGTTGTTCAGGATTAGCATATTTAAATAGTGGATCTATTGTACAAATATTAATTCGTCAAAACTCAGGATCATCATTAACAATAGGTGATGGTTCGGCGGGTGATCTACAATGTATGGCACAATGCATGAAATTATATTAACACTAATAAAATTAATCTATTACAATTATATAAATGGCACTAAATAACTTATTAACACCTTTACCTAAGGAATGGTTAAATATTGGAATAAACTCAGCCTCAATAGCAAATGGCATAAATATGAATGATAGTGGACTTATAAATGTTAGTTCTATAAACGGTTTACCTGTTGGAGCCACTGGTGGAGCGTTAGATCCAAATCCAGTTAACATTGTATATAAACCAGGTACATTACATCTTCAAGGAAGTAATATTTATGGTAGTTGGGCTGCAATACTAGAAAAAGCAAATCAAATAAATGTAAATCAATTTTTAAATATTTATATTGATGATTCAATAGTTTCTCCAGTAATAATTAATCAAAGTTATGATTTTAAAGGAAGAGCTAATATATATCCAGTAAGATTTTCATCATCATCAACTGTTCAATGTTTAATTAATGATAATATTATAATATCTAATTTAGCTTTAGTATCAGGTCCTATACAAATTAATTGTAATAGTATTAGTGGACCATCTTTAGCATTTGATAATGGAGCTATTTTACCAATTAAAAATGGTGCTAAAATATCATTAACTTCTACAGCAACTCAATCAGCTATTTTAATGAATGCACAAGCTATGGTTTTTGAAGCTTTTAATAGTGCTGTATTAGATAATTCATTAAATCCTACAATTGGAGTTATTAATATGACCAACTCATCAACTTTGATAGTTTCATTTATAGCAGATCCAATTGGCACTGGAAATCTACCTGTATCTAGTTCTGATGCTGGATCACAATTAGATATTTTAACAGATGCATCAAATGATTCTAATTTAAGTGTACCACTTTATTTATCTGGTTCAAAACAATTTGTATTTTTAGATAAAGCGTCAGGTGTTACTTATGATGATAGTTTAGTTAATCCACCTTTAGGTGCTTCAAATGTTCAGTCGGCTATCGATGCTTTAAAAATAACTCCAGGAATTACAGGTCCAACAGGTCCAATTGGACCGACTGGATTAGCTGGAGCGACTGGAGCAACCGGTGCAACTGGTGCTACTGGTTCTACTGGAGCAACTGGAGGTATAGGGCCTACAGGGCCTGGAGGTGGATCTATTTCTGCCAATTTTACAACTACACTTGGAGACGGTGTAAATAATTTTATTTTAAGTACAAATCAATGTAGATATGTTCAAAATGATAAAGTTGTTACAGCTAATTTTTGGGTAATATGGTCTAGTAAAGGTATTGCATCAGGTCCAATTAATTTAGCTTTACCAATAGCTGTTGGTTCTAATTTCCCTCGACCTGCGGCATCTTTTGGAAATGGAAGTGGAATAATATTCCCTGGATTTTTATCGATAGCAGGAGTCCAAGCACAAAGTAATTTAGGTTTCTTCAGTATTGATCCAGCTGGAGGAAGTTCTATAACATTACAGGATTCTGCTTTTAGCGCTACAGGAGAATTACAAGTTTCTATTACATACGAAGTTGATTAAACGTAATTAAATAAAATTAAATATTCTTTATTTCAAAAAATAAAGAATAAATACAATGAGTGACGTTAACAATATAGAAAGTAACATTCGTAGCAATCTATATAAATCATGCCCTGATATAATAAGGAAAGCTAAAAAATTTGATAAAAATGTCAAATAACAGTTCCAAACTAAACAAAAATAATTTATACTTTTTGTACTATATATTTAGAAAATTATTCTTCAGAATATTCATCGCTTTCGCTTTCATTTTCATCTAAATTTTCTATACCTCTTCCTTTTAATCTACTAGCTAAACTTCTTTTTTTAGGCATTCTTCCTGCAACAACGCCATAACCTAATTTTTCTGCTATTTCAGATGCAACTTTTCCTTTAGGTCCAAATTGAGCTAATCCTTTTGAAATTAATTTTTTATCTTTAGCATATTGATGTAATTTAGATAATCCTTTCTTTAAACTATCAAAGAAAGCTCCACCATAAGCAGATTCAGCTTTTTGATAATTTATATTAGGATCAACTTGTGCATTTAATACATCAGCAGAACTTAAAACACCTAGCATATGAGAACATGCACCATTTACAACGTTAAATGTTCCACTAGAAACAACTAATACATATAAGGTTGGTACTATTGATAATGAACTATTTGTATTTATAAAGTTAGCAGTAACATTAAGCTGATAGTTACCTAAAGTACCAATTGCTTCATTTGCATCTAAACCAATATCTGTTCCAAACTCAATGCAAACTATTGAACCAACAAAGTTTGAGAATTGAGTCCAAGACATTCTAAGACCATTTTTAATTGACATATCATATAATTGTTGTGCAGTCATACTACTTAGATATTGATTATTATTCCATGTTAATTGAATTGGATTTCCTATTGGTGATAAAGCCATATAGGAATCTGAAATATATGGGGTTTTAGCAGATTGAGCAGGACCAGCAAATATATACATTCTCTGAGGGATAGATGTAACTTGAACATTTCCTAAGGTTATTGATACAGAACCACCAGGTGCAATAGTTTGATTATAATTAAAAGGATAAAGAATTGGTGAAAAATAAGGTGAAACTAAAGATGATGGTAATGTTTCAGTAATTTGTGGCGTAATATAATTAAATAATAATTCTGCAGATTTTAGATCTACAGTGACAGCAGTAATGTTAACTACTCCAGGAACGCCTTGATTCTGAACTAATGACATTACATTTGCTAAATTACCAAAAGTAGCAGTGTATGTCATATTATTAATACCAACTAATGCTGAACTATATTCAGAATCTTTACCAAAAACAAAAGGTGAAACATATGTATCTTCAGTACAAATTAATGTTAATGTTGCAGTTCCACCACCTCCACCAACTGGATTTGTTAATACTTGAAATTGTGAAAATCCAGCTCTTGTAGTTTCATAACTATTATCACCATATCCACCTAATGGATTTCTAATAGAATTAGCACCATCAGCATAATTTTGAAATTGATCTAACATAGATGGACTTTCACCATACTCTCTATTTCTTACATCAAAATCATTATGATACCATTGTAAACATTGTGCATATTGCTGAATAGGTTGTTGTGTAACAGTATCATTTTCTAATTGCCAAGATTCAGAAATAGTTGTCATTGCAATTGGCATATTTCTTGGTCCATAATAACCAGGATTTAAAAGAGGGCCACCACCAGTATTAGTACCAGTAATCGATATATCATATCTGAATCTTTTTCTAACTCGTCTTGAAATAGCAACACCTCTACTAGGCGGGTTACATGTGATTGCCAATGAGCTATTATTAATAACAGTAGCGGGAAAGGTCTGTCCACTAATAACTCGTCCTCCTTGGATCGCTGCAAATACTCGTTCATTAGATAACTTTAATCTAGGATCCATTACTTTAACAACTCTTGTTGGAGATACGTTTAACGACATTATATAATCTATTTATATAAAAAATTTTTAAGATCGTAATAATTTCTTCTGAAATAGAAACTTTACTGATACTAATGATTTTCTATCTATGTATAATTGAAAGAATGTACCTTGATTATCAACCCAGAATATATTATAGTCAAAATAGGTTATTCTACTTGTTCCATTCATATTTGTAAATCTAAATGGGTTAGCAAAATATTGAAAATATGATTTATTATCAGTTGGCGTAAGTATTGTTGGTTCAAAGTCAGTAACTATTGGATAAAACTGTTCTGATATTGAGTTATTTAAATCATAATCAGCAATTTGTTCAGTATTAATTGGAAAACTACTTGAAGCTATTACTATTTTATTTATTACGCTCCAAGTTGATAAAGTAGTATATTCTTCTTGCATTTGATATGAATTAAATAATGTATATGATCTCCAATTAGTTCCAGATGTTGTTGGATTATTATTTATATTACCATTAGTTAATGAAATGTAATATGCGCTTGCCCCAACAACAACAATGTCTCCAATATTATAAGTTACATTCGATTCCCATGTTAGAACAATATTATTTGGAACAACTGACCAATTTCCGGGTGATATATCTGGTTGATTTCCAATATTACCATTAGTTATAGAGACATAATTAATATTATTAAAAGATGAAACTTGTCCAATTGAATATGATATAGTAGAACTCCATAAGTAAAAATCTATAACTGGTGGTTGTCTAGTTATGAAATTATGCCCATCATCAAATATTGAAATTTTTGCAAACTTTCCATTTGATTGATTTAAGAAACCGGTTGAATTAAAACTTTGAAAAAAATCAAATAATGGATGATTAAAATATATTGATATTGTTGGTCCACTTACAAAATTAGATGAAAATTGTTCTGATGCAATTAAACTAAATAAACCAGTAGCAGGATCAAATGATAAATAAGGAGCGTTCTTAACTCCTGTAGTTACAGGAGGAGATGTATTAAATGGAGCGTTATTTAAACAATAATAATATCCTTGTGCTAATGCTTGATTAATTAATGTCATAAAGAATGTATACGAGAAAATTGTATAATAATTATAATTAGATGAATTTATTTTTGTCCAATCAATTAATGGTTGAATATTTGGAAGTGGTAATTGCTGACCTGGTTGTAGTTGTAAAAATTCTTGATGATCGACACCGTTATAAGAATATGTTATTGAATATATTCCAAGATTTGGATTTGTATTTCCAGATGTTAATGTTCCAGGTTGTGGAATAAAATTAAATATTGGAATTAAATTAGATGGTATTTTAAATCTAATGATTGACATATTATAATCGCCAGCTGAAGACGATAAAATTGGATCATTTCTTGATGCTGTAAAATAAGCTTGTTGATAATCTTCTGAAGAATTAAAAATTGAAGTATTTAAATATGTTATCTTATCATCGACATTTTCTAAAGAATACGATTTTTGCATATATATTATATTACTAGAATAAAATTTATTTAAGAAATGCCGTCAAATAACATAATTGAAGATCTGGATCTAATTTACTATCTTTAAATAATTTTAAATATTGTTTTAAATTTAAATCTTTCATTATTATTCTAAATGCAACATGTCTACCACATGTACTAACTGAATTAATCATTTTTTGTAATCTTTTATGATTATTAATAAAGCCATAATTTGAGTTGTATATTAATCTTGATAAATAATTAGGAAAATGTTTATAACAATGTTTAAGATGATCGTCAACAAATATTCCATAAGGACAAAAAAATTCAATATTATTTCCTTTTTTTATAATGCAAGTCCAATGTCCTATCTCTGGTTTTATTTCATAAAGAATTACAGCACAGTTATTTGGATATAATATTTCATCAATATGTCTTATATTTTTTAAATCTGAATATCTAAATAGTTTTGTTTTATTTTCAGTTAATTTTAAAATATCTTTTCCAGATAAAGCTGTATCTTCGCAGTTCTTTATTATATTCTCCATAATATAATAAAACTAGAAATCTTAATTTATTATCTTTGTAAATTTTTAATATGCTTCTTCATCTTTTTATGTATTGCTAAATTTGATCTAGATATTTTACAATTACAAACTTCACATAATATCTTCTCACATTGTTTTTCTTTTAATTTTTTAATGTTATTAATTCTATATTTTTTATTATAATTATCATAATATTCTTTATTTCTAATATGTTCATTTTTTTTATCTTTTAATTTATCTTCTTTTGTCGCGAAAGCTCTTTTTTTATTATTTGAATTTAATTCTTTTCTCCAATATTCTTCTCTCATTCTTAATTCATCTTTTGAATCACATGGATATTTTTCTATTAAAATACATTTACAATTATCAATTCCATATTTTTCAAAAATTAAATAAGAATTACATAGTCCTAATTCTCCTTTCTTCCATAATTTATATTGTTGTTTATGAGCGTTAAATCTATTACATAAATATTTTTCCTTTGTACTTCCAACATAGCAATCATCATTTTCATCACAATATATTTTATAAATTTTACCATTTTTATATGTAACCATATAATTATATTAATATATAATTATTTCTTTAAGTATTTTTAGTTTTTTCATATATCTGTCATAACAAAAATGCTCCTTTTTCATGTAAAATATACATTGGATATCTTTTTCTAACCATTACCCATCTACTTGGTACATTTAGTATTTTTAATAACATTTTTTTATTTTCAACTCCAACATATTCTTTTAAGAATCTTTTTACTTGTTGAATGTAACCAGCTTTAGGATATATCACAACACACGATGATTCAGAAAGAAGAGGTTTTGTTTCACGATAATTTAATAATGTATGAGCACATGCTAAAACAAATGTACTTTTATGACGACCATTTTCAAATAGTTCATCTCTTAATTTACGAACTGCTTCAGAAATTTTATCTTTACTTCTTACATCAAGATCATCAAATACAACGATAGAATCTTCAAATTCACTAACATCATAAGGTTCTGTAACAAACTTTTCATCTATTTTAATCCTAGTTGGATTTAATTCATCATATGCTGGATCCTCTGTTACTCTTGATATCACATAAAAATTATTTTGGGGAAACATTCTTTTGTAATATTTAACAAACTTTCCAGCAAATGTTGATTTACCTGAATCTCTAGGTGCAGATAAAAAATATGCTTCAGCTTTTTCCTTACCAGTTGTTTTATCAATTTCAGTAGTTGGAATTGGTATTAACTCACCATCATATAAAATTAATTCTTTATTTTTATTTTGATTAATATATCCCATAGCATCATCAAAAACTGTATAATTTTGATCGGGTCTTTTATTTGATTTTATTGAATATTTTAAATTTTCTAATTCCTTATATGTTAATCTTTTCTTCTTCTTTCTTAAAAAATCATCATCAATTAAATCAAGATTATCCATTATATTACCATTATTAGTATTATCTTCTAATAAATGTAAAATTTTACCATCATATATACCGCCATTTATATATGCGATTGGTTTACCAGATTCTAAAGAAAAAGTAGCCATATATATTAGACTTTTAAAAATATTTTTTAAAAATTTAAAAACATTTAATAATCACCACAGTAGGGATCCATACATGAACACATACCTCCAACAATCCCTTGTGCTACAGCTTCTGCAGCTTGTTCAGCAACCGCCTGAGCAACTTGTGCAGCGGCTTGTTCAACCATTGGAACATAATGTTGTAACCTGCATTGTTTCATACAGTCTTTTTCTGCCTGATTTAATTTATGTTTTGGTAATACTCCTTTAGCTATCCTTGCTTGTTTTATTTTTTCTTTTTTATTTTTTTTATTCTGTTTTCTTAAATCCTTAAATTCGGCTGCACTATAACAAGGGAGATCATGATTAATCGGTATACCATAAGTTCTTCTGTAATTTTTAAAATTAGCTAAAACTTTCTTATCTGCAGGACAATTTTGCCTAACTCTTTGTTGAACAGCATCAAAATCTTTTACATAATCTCTATATGCTTGAGGTAATCCACCTTTTTCACCTTTTTTATATCCTCCTTTAACTTCGTGTATCTTTTTTAATAACATTGATCTATCCTTTTGACTCATCATTTTGATTATACCATTAGTATACATTATTTTATTTCTTAGATAATAAAATAATAGTACTCCTTATTTAGATATAATCTTTAACTTTGAACATAATTTTTTCATTGTTTTTAGTTTAGCTTTTATAGAGTCAAATTGTTCCTCAACTCTTATAATGTCTAACATTAATTCTTGTTTATTTATAACTGGTTCTTTCTTTAGTGGTTTATTTGGTTTCTTCTTTTCCCAATAGTACTTTTTATTCTTTTCTTTAATTTGTTCTTTATTCTTTGCATATCTAATCTTCTGCTCATCCCTTTTCTTCTGTCTATATTCTTCAGTGTTTCTTAATATCTTACCACTTTTTTTTGGTATATTATCTGTAATGTCTTCTAAATTAATTTTAGACTTATTTTCTAGATTATCTAAATTCTCTAAAGATTTATTTTCTTCCATTTATATTAATCTATATCTAGAAAAAAAAAATCAAGAAAATCCGATAACTAATTCCATATTATTTTTTAATCTTCTTGTTATAAAATAATTAAATTTATTTGGATCTTTTATTCTATATCTATAATAATTTTTTGTTTCATGAACTTTTTTAATCGGTAAAAAGAAATGAGTTAATAACCACTTTCTTGCTTCTGATTTAGTCCAATAGTCTTTGTTAAAAATAATCGATTGAATTTGTGACATATATTATTACTTTATAAAATTCGTGTTATAATATCATCATTTATTATATCATAATCCCAATATAATCTATATCTTTCACAAATACAAGATTTTGAATAACCATCCCAATAACATTTATCATGGTTATCAACCGGAACTTTAAATAAAATATTTTTTTTAAATAATGCTCTTACAAGTTTTATGTTTATTGATAATTTTAAGTCCAATAATTCTTTTTTTCTCTTTACCTGACATCCTGAACAAATAAAATTTTTATTAATACAATAATCACATCTTTTTATATTGCCTCTATTTCCCCATAATTCGTTTTCTATTAATTCCATTATCATTATGTTAGAAAAAATTATACAATATATTTAATTATTATACCTGTAATGTCTTTATAAAAATATTTATCAACAATCTCAAAAATTAATCTTATTTTTTCTTTATCATAATATCCAATATGTTCTTTAATTAAAATTAATATATCTATTCCGCTAATTTTTTTATTAAATATTTTATCACTATAACAATAATATCTTACAATGTTATATTTTTGACCTATTTTTTCTATTAATCGATCATCTAATAAATAATCATTTGACATTGGTGATGCAAAAGAATTATATTCACAAAAAATAGATTTTAAATCTAAATTATGAAATTCTCTAATATCATCAGACATTTCTTTTTCATCGTATTCAATATATTTTTTACCATCAAAAATAACTTTATTTAATTTAAGTTGTTTAGTTTCACCTATAAATTTTTTATATAGGTCATGTGCTAACTTATAACTTTCATAATCTTTGTTAACATTTATAATTTCAAGATATCTATCAAAAGTCATGAAATATTCACCATTAGAAAAATAATGATCGATAAAATAATCAGGATAATTAAGTGATTCTAATATAACACGATTATAACTCATTATTATATTGTTAGAAAAAAATTCTTATTAATTTATAAACTAATAAGATTAATTATAAAACATAATGTAAGTTTGTATATGAAATTTTATTTATTATTCTAAATTTAGCAAAGTCTGGTTTAAATTTTTTTCTTTCATATGGATAGGTAACATCAAGATTAAATTTATATTTTCCTTCGTTCCATCCCATCTTTTTATAAAACTCTCTTTGCTTCTCTTTATCTTCAAGTTTAAGTTTCCTTTTAAATAATAATTTTTTAATAATATCTTTTTTATATTCAAGATCATCATCAATACTATTTTGATAATTATAATTATCGATATCGTAATTTTCATCAATTTCAAATTGATCCATTATATAATATGTCCAGAAAAAAATAAAATAAAATAAACTCAGAAAAATTTTTCTGCCTATAGTTTCCAGAAAAAATTTTGCTGGATAAAATTTTTTCTTCCTATACTTGGGCGAGAAAATTTTTTGGAATAAAATTCGCTATTTTTTTTAAGCTAGATTTATTTAGGGCTATTTTTACAAAATTTTTTAACCATATAGATTTTGCAAAAATTTAGTTATGATTTTTATTAACGTTTTGTCGCGGAATTTTATCCAAATTTCACATTTCGCTTAAAATGACGGTAAAATTTGAGATCGGAAAAGTTTAGGTTTCGGATCGAGGGGAATATATTTTTTTCTCTCCCGAGGGGCTTCACGTGTAAC